TGGCTGTCAAAGACGCGGTAATCGGCCAGCGGGTTGGGCGATGTGGTGGCCGTCGCTGAGCCGTCTGTGGCGAAAGAAATGGCCGTGGCATGAAAGACCCGGCGGGCGGTATGACGGAGCGCACTCGGTACAAGCACGGTGTTGGGACGGATGAGAATTGGCTCACCGGTGACGGGATCTGTCATCCCAGTGAACAATTGCTCGGCGCGGTCCACGCTGGTCCAATCCTCCAGGGGATTCCCAGCCAGGAGATTGACCCAGGGACCGCCGGCTCCGGCGGCATAGTAGGTGTCGTAGGCGACGCCATTTTCCCGGTAGGGATTGACCGCCCCGACGATCACGTCGAGGATCCGTTTTTCTTTGAGGCGCCCGAGCGTCTCCCCAACTTCAGCCGCCTGACGCAAAACGACATGCGTGCGGTCGAAGAAGATCGCTTCGCGTGTCACGGCGACAATCAATCCGTGCTTGGTTGTGGACGGCGTCTCGACATAACGCTCGCTGAAACCGACGTGCGGATAGGGCATCCCGGGCAGGACCTCGGTCATCGTCTCTGGAATCCCCGATGGACCGGGGATCTTTTCGCCATCCAGTCGGGTTGGGATTGTACGGACCAATCGCGAGGCGACAAACGCTTCGTGGCGATAGGTTTCGAGGATCTGGGAATAGATAATCTGGCCTGTGACGTTCAGGAAGGCCGTCACGTCAACGGCGTCACCAGTTTCCAGGATCGAGACGGGCGATGACTGGCGTGGATCGAGGGCCTTGACCCACTGGCGGCCCTCCGGGATGAGGGCCTCGGCCAAATCGCGGAGACTGAAATCGTCGGGTCGCAGATGCTTTTGTTCGAGCGCCTCGGCGAGGTGGCGGATGGTCTTTTCGGCTCCATCCAAATCATAACGGCGGCGGAGTTCACGGTACGAAATTGCAGGCATGGTTCACCTCTTTCTGGAAAGTTGAAGATTTGTCGTTGAACGGCGGAAATTCAGCGTCAGCTCGCAGTGGTGCCCTTGACGCCGCCGGCCATGATGGTTGAACAGATGGCCACCCAGACTGTGCTGCCGTTGGTCGAACGCCTTGCCACGCGACCGATGGCCAACTGTGAATTGGTCACTTTCACGAGCCGCTGATTTTCCAGGGCAGTCCCGGCGGCATTTTCATCCACGCCGACCCAATCACCCAGGTCGAAGGAACCACCGGGCGTGGTGAATTCAAAGACGCCCGCCGTGGCAACCCGGATGGGCTGGCTTTCTCCGCTCGGGCTGGCCTGCATGGCCACACCCAAAAACTTGGACGCGAACAACTGCTGGTTTGCTGCCTCGGTCCCTTGATCAGGCTGGAGGGCAGCAGGTTTGGCGTCGTCCCCGTCCCAGAACAGCAAATCCCCGAGTTCGATGCTTGTTTGGGCATCGACGGTCGCAACGACAGGTTGCGTGTCACCATAACGCCATCGCATTGCGTGAGACATGAAAACCTCCTCTCGATTGAAAGACCTTTTTCAGGGGCAACAACACGATTGATCGGTGTTAGCGGAGCCCTGGCGGATCACGTATCCCGTTGGGTGATCGCCGCCACAAAGGCAGCGGTGCTGGGACATTCGCCACCGGTCAGAGGATCGCGGCAGACAGGGCGAAGAGTGTGACGCTCTCGCTGTTGTGCCGTCCGCATCAGATCGGCCATTTCGGCGAGGAGACGCCGCCGCTGACAATCATCCGGTTGAGACAGGAGCATGTCCCAGAGCGCCGGCCCCATCTTTGCTTCGCCCTCGCTTCCCGATTCGTCAGGCGGTAGCAAATGCCATTCGCGAAGGGCGCGCCTCAGCGCCAATTCACGTCGCAGACGGGCAATTTCGTTTGCTTCCCGGCATGAGTGATCGTCACCTGTGGGATGGGCAGGGTGATCGGGTGAAGAATTGTTGGCCTCGAAAAGTCCGGAGGTCGTTGCGGGGTCGGCCACCAGATCGACGCTCAACACGCGGTGGATTTCCGTGACCACGGGCGTTTGGCCGTGCTGTTCAATCCGGGCCAGAACGTTGTGCGAGAGACCAACATTCTGGGGCGCGTGCTGGGCGTCCCAGATCAGGCGTTCTGCCACGTCGTGCCTGGGATTGAAATGAAGGTCGGCGAACAGGCCTTCGCCCTCGCGATAGTGGACCGCCCGCAGAAACCCCAATCGGTCGCGATAGTCTCTGGGCGCCATTGCATCACCCTTGGGATGATTGACATTAACCCTGGCCCCTTCGTAAAGGGGGACGGCCTGTTGCAGGGCTTGCTCGCTGTAACGGCGCCCGTTTCGGGACAAAAGCCCCAGGACCTTGACTCCGTGGATGATCCCGGCCTGGGCGTCAACCCTCACGGGGTGGTCACCCCATCCAAGGTACTCGCAAAGGGAAACGTGACTCATCGGCATACCTCTCGAAGTAAAGACGATGGAAAACCTGTCCTGAAAATGTCCGTAGGATTTCTCGTCTCACACGGTTGGTTCATCCGTGGCATGACCGTCGAAATCGTTCGGTTCCAGATTGTGGCGCAGGGCCAATGTCTCGCGGGACAGGGCGCCGCAGCGGAAGAGGATGGCGTCGGCCTGGGCCTCTTTGAGGCGGTCTCGCACCACGAGGGATGGTGGAACCGTCTTGATTGCGACGTGTTCCAGGATGTCGGCAGGGAGCAGACCGGCCTCGGCTGCTGTTGTCAAAGCCCGTTCCAGGACCATACGATCTTCCTCGATCATCTCGGCCTGGAGCCGCTGAAACATCTTGACGGCAGGGCCTTCTGCCACCAACGTCGAGGCATAATTGGCGTTGCTAGCATCGCTGGTGAGCATGAATTCCGGCATGACGAGACGGCTGGCCACCGCCCGGAGTTCCGCTTGCAACAGCGTGACATAGCGGGTGGCATCAATCGCAGCGACGGGAAATTCATAGTCCACTCCAGCCGTGGCGTCGAGGATCGTCCCCGGTGCAAACCGTTGCACTGAGGCGTAGGAAGAACCTGGTAATGGGCCTGGGGGAACGGATATTCCGGCATCGCTGAGGAAGCGTTCCACGCTGGCTCGCCCTCCCGTGTGTTTACGGATTAGAGCGACGGCCGACTGGAGGCCTGCCACGACGCTCATATTTCTCAGGAGCTTTTCCGCCCGGCGGAGATTCTTTCGCACCGGGTAGAACAACGGCAGGCCACGTTTGATGTTGCAATCGACGTTGGCCTTGCGGTGCTGAATTTCCTGGGCGGAGACCCATGTCTCGTTCACCCAGTAGCCGCGGACGGTCTCCACGTCGGCGGGGTCCGTTGCAATGCCAAAACTGTGTTCAGGATTCTGGCTGTATCGAGCGGGTGTGCGAACATCCTCGGGATCGAGAAAACGCACGCGCAGGATGCCGTCAGGACCGGGAAAGAATCGGAGGAAGGCCTCGCCATCGCGGTCTTTTCGACGCAGAATCTCCTGCTGACGCAGATGCCAGCGGTTTTCTTTGAGAAAGCGGTCGAGTACGGCTTGAACCTGGGCGAGCGTCGATTTCGACACCGTATGCCCGAGACGGGGGACGACCTGATAACGGTGCCCTGTACCCACGACGTAGCTGATCCGGTTTTCGTGACCATTGATGGCGAACTCGTTTTCGGCGGCGAGCTGGCGGCATTCGCGGCGGATCTGATCAAGCTCGATTTCCGTTTGGAAGGGAACACTCGTCCGCTGGCAGCCGAGGGGGATCCAGAGGCGGCGACCGTCAAGGTCCCAATCGTCCGGGTCAGTCAGCTCTTCCACTAAGGTTTGAAGCCGGTGATGGTTAAAACGTTCTGACTGAAGACGTGGCGACATATCTTGCCTTTCGTTCATGCTGTGTCGTCTCGATTGCTGGAGGGATTAACCGGAGGGCCGTTTCACCAGACCACGATTCGCTGGTGAGGGGGTGGCGACGGTATGGATCGGGAAAGCTCGCCGGCGAGGCGGATAGCCATCTCCAGGGCGTCCGCGCCGTCATCATGATCCCCGATAGGAAATGTGCGGAGCTGTTCGACCAGGAGCTTGGCCCCTGCCGAAGCCCGCCGGAAGCGGAGGTGCCGTCGCGCCAGAAGTGGCCCCAAGCGACGAATCCGCACCAGTTTGCTCGTGTGGTTGCGGATCAACCAGGGTGAAAACCCTATTAGCCCTCGGCGACGGAATTCCGCTTCCAGCGGTTCGGCGAGAAGTTCCTGGAACTGATTGGCCTCGACACCGAAGGCCTGGACGGACCACCGGGCGCACCAGTCGGCAGCGTCGGCCACCATTTGCGCCATCGGACGGCGGGCCAGGTCCGCATCCACATACATGCGTCCCTCACGATCCACCCCCAGAACGATCAGGGCCGAATAGTCGCCCCGCCGTGCGTCGGAGCCCTTGCTGGGATCGAGGGTTGCCACACAAAGTTTCAGGTTTGGCGGCCAGGTGTCGAACCAGATCTCGTCGTTGAAGTATTCATCCGGCCATTCGCAGAGATCAGG